CTATCCGCCTGATCGTGCCCGTCTATACGCGCGCGGGCGCGCGAGAGTTACCAGTAGGCGAATTTTACGATTTGGGAGGCAAGTAACTGATGCTGGAAAAAAGTGTTGAGCGGATGCTGCGCGACGGGATTGAGGCGCGCGTTCCAAAGGCCCGCTGTCTGAAATTCGTGACCCCCGGTTTTACAGGAGTGCCTGACAGGATTATTCTGCTTCCCGGTGCGGAAACGGTGTTCGTAGAGCTGAAACGTCCGGGACAAGTGGAACGGCAGCGGCAGCTTTTCGTACAGGCTGGGTTGCGGAAGCTGGGCTTTAAGGTGTTTTCTGCGATAGATTCTCCTGAGAAGGTTCAGGAAGTGATTGACTACTGCGGCCGATGCGAAGGAGGCGGCGGGGCATGAAGTTTGTCCCTCATGATTACCAGCGGTACTGTGAGGAGAAGATCATCGAAACGCCAAACATTGCCCTGTTTCTGGATATGGGACTCGGCAAGACGGTGATTACCCTGACCGCCATTTACAAACTGAAATATCATCGGTTCGCCCTGCGGCGTGCGCTGGTGGTGGCGCCGAAGAAGGTAGCAGAAGCAACATGGAGCAATGAAACCGCAAAATGGGATCACCTGTCCGATTTAAGGGTGTCTGTGGTGCTCGGTTCGGCGGCGCGACGAGAGGCCGCTCTGGCGGCGGAAGCGGATGTGTATGTCATCAACCGAGACAATGTGGCGTGGCTGGTGGACTATTACTCTGACCCACACCACAAGGACAGGACATGGCCGTTTGACTGCGTAGTGCTGGATGAGTCATCCAGTTTCAAAAACCATCAGGCGTTGCGCTTCAAAAAGCTCAAAGTCATGCGTCCCCGGATTCGCCGCATGATTGAGCTAACCGGTACGCCTACCCCGCATGGGCTGACTGACCTGTGGAGTCAAATTTATCTGCTGGACGGCGGCAAGCGGTTAGGGCGCACGGTATCGGTGTACCGCGATATGTTTTTTCTGCCGGACAAGCGTAACGGCGCGACGGTGTGGTCTTATAAGCCCCGTGAAGGGGCGCAGGAGGCAATCTACGGTTTGCTGAGTGACATATGCATCAGCATGAAAGCAAGCGACTATCTGGCCCTTCCAGACTGCATCAGCGAAGAAATCCCCGTGAAGCTGGACGAGAAAGCGCAGGCGGCTTATAGCAGGCTGGAGAGGGATATGCTGCTTGAGGTTGACCCCGAAACGCTCATCACGGCAAATTCGGCGGGCGTGTTGACCAACAAGCTGTTGCAGTTGTGCGATGGCGCGGTATACGACGAGGCGGGCAATGCGACTGTGGTGCATAACTGCAAGATTGAGGCGTTCATGGAGACGGTGGAGCAGCTAAACGGGCAGCGAGCACTTGTGTTCTATAATTTCCAGCACGATAAGGCGCGGCTGCTGGAGGCGCTGGGAAAGACGAAGCTACACATGAGGGTGTATGAGGGCGCGGCGGATGAGGCGGACTGGAACGCTGGCAAGATTGACATTCTGCTGGCGCATCCCGCGTCTTGTGCCTACGGTCTGAACCTCCAGCAGGGCGGGCATCATGTGATTTGGTTCGGGCTGACGTGGAGTCTGGAGCTGTACCAGCAGGCCAACAAGCGCCTCCACCGGCAGGGGCAGGAGTATCCCGTAATCATCCACCATTTGATTGTGCAGGGCGGTGTGGATGAGGACGTGATGAAAGCCCTGTCCGGCAAGGAAAAGACGCAGGAGAGCCTCCTGAACGCCCTGCGGGTGCGTTTGGAAAGGGCGCGAAAGGAGAGTTGCGTATGACGGTGAAAGAACTGTCGAAGCTGTACCACCTGAACCGCGAGGTGGAACTGAATAAGCGGCAGCTTGAGCGGCTGGAAACGGATTGCGCCGAGGATGAAAGACTGCTGGCAGAACTGCGGTCTGCCATTGGCGACTGTTCGTCCCCTCCCCTGTCGGACATGCCCAAGGCGCACAACGTAAGCAGTCCGGTCGAAAACATGGTTATGCGCATCGGACAGCTTGAAAGCAATATTCTGCGTAAGCGCAACGCCATCACAAACATGCGCGTGACCATCAGCACTCGGCAAACCCTTTGTCTGCTGGAGCGTGAGCGGCTGGAGGCGTATATTGACGGCATAGAGGACTCGCTTCTGCGGCAGCTTTTCACCTTGCGCTTTGTCAATGGTTTGCCGTGGGAGCAATCGGCGTTCTCCCTGTGGGGCGCCAGCGGAAGGGGTGAGACGGCGCGCAAGATGTGCTATCGCTATCTCAAGGATGATAAGAGCTCCTGACGTGGAGGTTGTCCCGCTTTGTCCCGCGACATTTCCTGTCAAGTGTGTTATGTTATATGGGCAGACATCGGCTTCCGCAATGCGCACGTTTCGGTCTTTCCGGCGCTGGCGGGTTCGCCTCCTTCCCGCATCTATGCGGAGGTCCTTATTCGGGGTGTTTGCAAGGACTCATACGACGTAAGGGCAGCGCCGTGTGAGTCCTTTATTGTGCGCAGAAAGGGGGCGGATACTATGCCGCAATATCGCGCCGAACGGAACTACGAAAACCTGAACAAGGGCATTTTTCAGGGCACGATGGATTTAGGCATTCCGTATATCGCCCCGGAGGACTGCGACGTAGAAAACTGGATCAGCTTCAATTATGCCAAAACCGCGAAGGAAGAACAGTCGCGGCATGGCGTACACTTCTTTATCGACGATTACCAGTTTACGCGCCTGTGGGCACAGCCGGACACCTATTTGCCGCTGTTGCAGCGCTTTCCCGCCGTCATGACTCCCGACTTTTCAACATACACCGACTTTCCTGTGGCTATTCAGCTTTACAACCACTACCGCAAGCACTGGCTGGGCGCGTACTGGCAGTACGAGGGATTGCTGGTGATTCCGACCATCAGTTGGAGCGACCACCGTTCCTATGACTGGTGCTTTGACGGTGAACCCGTGGGCGGGTGCGTGGCTGTTTCTGCTGTTGGGACACAGATGGCGGCGGCGCAAAAGCAGTTATTTATCGACGGCTACCGGGAAATGATGGACAGGCTCAAGCCGTCCAAGATTATCTTTTACGGCGATGTGCCGGATGAATGTTATGGCAACATCGTACAGATACAGGCATTTCAGGACGCTATCAAGAAACGCAGGAAGGAGGCGCAGAAGTAGCATGGGAGGTAGAGGATCAGGCTCGCGCATCGTAAGCACGAGGCCGCCACAAGCGCAGACCGGCGCACAGACGCAAACCGCCGCGCCGACCGGCGGCCCTGCGGCGCGTGTGTATGCTGGGCCGTTCGTTCACATGACACAGCAGGACGCGGACGATATGGCGCAGGCGCAGAACCGCTATGACATCAACACAAGGCTTGCAATCAACCAGTACATCCGTGAGGATGCGCAGTCCAACGGCTTTACGCTGTCCCAAAATATGAACCACAAGCTGGAGAACGGACAAACGCTGGACGCTACGGAGACCTATGTTGCGCAGCGCCTTGATTCCGCTATGCATGATTTGGGCAAGAACACAATGCTGTACCGTGCGGCGCACAAGGATTTTCTGGAGGCGCTGGGCGTGCAGAACTACCAGAACATGACCCCGGCACAGCTTGACGCGGCGGTGAAGGGTGCGGAGTACAAAGAGAAAAAGTTTGTGTCCACCGCTTTTGACCGCTCCAAGAACCCGTTCATCAGCGGGGCGCAGTCAGGCGGACGCGAAGTGTACCTGAACATCAAAGCTCCGGGCGGTACGAAATGCGTGCTGGGCAACGCGAAGCAAGCCGAAATCATTCTTTCCCGCGGCACGGTGTTCCGCGCTACGGGCGCGCACTTTGACGGCACGACGGCCTACCCGCGATTGGGCGGCGCATTGCCGCGTGTCGTGGTGGACATTGAAATTGTTACCGAGTAAGGGAGGAGCATCACATGGCTACCAGCAAGACGAGCAAGGCTTCCAAGACGGTGGAGAAGAAGAGCGGCAGAAAGACCGCCGAGAATAGCCCCCAGACGGGCGAGGAACGCTTTATCGCCACGGGCAAGAGTGTTACCCTGCTCAAGCCCGCAAAGGGAGCACGGGGCGTTTTTGGCGGAAAGAAGGGCAAGTAAATGGGCGGACGCGGTGCAAACTTTCAGCGCACTGTGTCGCCGCCGATACAGACGCAGCAGTTACAGCCTGATCCGTTGAACGGCACACAGCCGCCGACCGGTGTAACACAGGCGGCTCTTGCGAATATGAGCGACCAAGAGCTTCACGATTTTCTGATTGACGTGAACAAGACCGACATACCGACATTCCTGAGCGACCTCCACCTCCAGCGTATGCTTTACGCTATGGGCATGAACGGCAAGCCGGAAGTCGTCGATCAAAACACGTTCGATGGGCTGGCGCAGAACTCGCCTGTCCTATACCGCACAGTAAACGACACCGTAGTTGATGGCGTCCCCTTTACAGCGAGCGACTGTTGTGATATGCTTATAGATGGCGACTTGACCTTTGTCGGCAGGGGCATTCACGGCGACGGTCTGTACTTCTCTAACTCGCTGTCCGGTTCCAAAGCCTACGGCGACCACACGGGGCAGACCGTTGGTGCGGTGCTGAACAGCAAAGCAAGAGTTATTTCCGAGACTCAGCTCAGGCAGGACTACGACGCTTTTGTGAAGTCCCATCCGCAGGCGCGCAAGGCGCTGGGCTTTGCGAAGTCGCACAGCACGCACGACAGTTACAGCCAATTCGCCCTGATACGCGGCTACAATGTTATCTCGTCAGACCAGTATAGCAACGAAACGTACTATACGGTGCTTGATCGAAGCGCCCTGACCATGACCCGTAAGCGCTATTAACAGCAAGGAGGAAGCATCATGGACATCAACGAAAAGCTCCGCAGCTTGACCCCTGAACAGGCGAACAAGCTCGCCGGTCATCTTAATTCCTGCTATCCCGACAAGAAGAAGCCTGCCCCCGCGAAGAAGAAACCCGCGGCGAAGGGCGGCAAGAAGAAGTAATCAGAACCGCATACGCAGAGCCGCAGAGGGTGCAATGCCCCCTGCGGCTTTTTCCGTGCCAAGCAGACGGGAGGTGACACGCTTTGGCAAAGGGAGGAAGTAAGCCGGGCGGGCCACAATCCAAGAACCTGATCCCGGTGACGCAGCGTTCGCCCGAAGAAGCGCAGGCCATCCGAAGCAAGGGCGGTAAAGCGCGGGCGAAGCAGCGGCACGAACAAGCGCTGCTTTCGCAGATTATCCGTTCGGTGTTGGCTATGGGCTACCGCAAGGGCGCAGTAGCCGACCCAAACGACATTTACACGCTGGAAGATGCGAAGAAAAAGAACGTCCCTATCCAGACGCTCATCGTCATGCAGGAAGTGGAGAAGTATCTGGCGACGGGAAACACCGAGTCCCGTGACTGGCTTTTCAAATACGCTTTCGGCGAAAACGCTCCTCTGCCGGATTTCCCGGAGGGCGAAGCGGCGGAACAGAAAAAGGACGGCATCAGCATCCACCTGATACGGGGGGATAAGCCGCTGGAGCAGGAAAGCGAAGAGGACAAAGCTACACGGGAAGAGGCGAGAAAGGCGACGGCGGAAGCGCTGAAAGCCATCGGGCAGGCAGCCGAGAAAGCGGGAACGGATCAAGATGCGCAGTGATGTTTACATCGAGGACTTGCTCGCCCCCAACTATGACGCGCTGCTGGAGGATGTGCTGGCGCATAAGCATTCGCAGTACATGCTCAAGGGCGGACGTGGTTCGCTGAAATCCTCTTTCACAGGCTTTGTCATCCCGCTGATTATGCTGGAGCATCCCGATGTGAACGCCTTGATTCTGCGCAAGACGGCGAAAACCCTGCGCGATTCCGTGTTTGGGCAGATGCAATTCGCCATCGACAAGCTGGGTTTGAGCGACGAGTTCACCTGCCGAGTGTCGCCCATGCAGATTAAGCGCGAGACAACGGGGCAGGTTATCCTTTTCCGAGGGCTGGATGACCCCATGAAAATCAAGTCCATCAAAGCACCCCGCGGCTACTTTGGCGTGACATGGTTCGAGGAAGCCGACCAGTTCTCCGGCATGAAGGAAATCCGTTCCGTGCTGCAATCCGCAAGACGCGGCGGCGACCTGTACTGGAACTTTATGACGTTTAACCCGCCTGAAACGCAGTCGAACTTCATGAATGAAGAAGTGCTGCGTCCCACCCATGATACCCTCGTGCATTCGTCGGACTACCGCAGCGTGCCGCCTGAGTGGCTTGGACAGCAGTTTTTCAACGATGCTCTGGAGCTGGCGCTGATTAACTCCAAGGCGTACCGGCATGAATATCTGGGCGAGGTGACGGGTACGGGCGGCGAGGTGTTTGACAACCTTGTTATCCGTGAAATTACGGACAGCGAAATCGCAACGTTCGGCAGCATCTACTTCGGGCTGGACTTTGGCTGGTATCCTGACCCCGCCCATTGGGTGAAATGCTGCTACAATCCCGCGCAGTTGACTCTTTACATCTTCGACGAACTGCGGGCGATTAAGACCAGTAACGCCGAGCTTTGGCGGCGCTTGCAGGAAGAAAAGGGCATGACTGAAAGCGACCCTATCATAGCTGACAGCGCCGAGCCGAAAAGCGTTTCCGACCTGCGCTCCTACGGCTGCTCCTGCCGGGGCGCTGAAAAAGGCCCGGACAGCGTGCGATACAGCATGAAGTGGTTGCAATCGCTGAAAGCCATCGTCATAGACCCCGCCCGATGCCCCGAAACGGCGCGGGAGTTCACGCACTATGAATATGAGCGCACGGCGGACGGCGACGTGGTAAGCGGCTACCCGGACGCAAATAACCACTCCATCGACGCGGTACGCTACGCGCTGAACCGCGTGTGGAAGCGAAAAGGGCAGTAAAAAGTCGAAAATTTTGTGCGAACCGCCCAAAACGATTGACATTCCCTCCCCCGTAAGTGTATAATATTTTTAACTCAATAACACTTCATAGGGAGGCGCTCACCATGAAAAAGTTTCTCACGGTGCTTCTTGCCTTGCTGCTTCTGTGCGGCTCTTGCCTTGCGGAGGGTCTGAATTACGCATCCATGACCGACGCGCAGCTTCACGACATCGTGGACGCGGCGCGGAACGAGCTGACCAAACGGGAGCTTGTGGCCGCAGAAAAGACGGTGCTGTTTGAGCAGGACGGCGTAACAGTGTACATGACCGGCGATTACACGATACGGGAAAGCAGTATCAGTGATGATATTTGGCTAAAAATCAATATCGTCGTCGTAAACGACTCCGGTCGTGACGTGGGCATTGATACTGTCAATCCTTCGGTAAACGGCTGGGATGTTTCGGCAAGCATCCTGTCTACTACCACCAAGGGAAAGAAGAGCAAGCAGGAATTGACGCTGAACGTAAAGGACGCGGAAGTAAAGAGCCTTGATGAAATCGAGGAGCTGGAAATCGCGTTCCGCATGTTCGACGGCGAGACCTACAAGACCTTTGCAGAAGTGCCAGCTATCACGCTTCACTTCAACGTGCAGTAAGGAGAACACGTCATGAAGTTCATTGGCATTGCGTTAATCGTTGTCGGCGTTCTGGCGCTGGTCGCCTCCACCATCGGCTTTGGTGACATTGGTCTGTCCTTCGGTGTAACCGGCGTTGTGGCTATCCTCTGCGGCATCGGCTTCTTGAAGGTCAATAAGCGGTTGAAGGGATAAGCACACAGTCTGACACATCCCCAAGGAGCGCACAGCACGCTCCTTTTTTCATGCCGCCAGCTAAAAACATTTGACTTTAGCAGTGGTTTTTGTTAAAATAATTTATTTACGGTTTTTCAAAAAGGGTCTTGATTTTTGTAGCGACATAAATTATAATAGCATCGTGGCGCAGAGGAGGTGACACGGTGAGCCCACGAGTGGGGCGGCCTAAAGCTGAGAATCCCAAGGATAAGGAATTGAGGGTAAGAATCGACAAGGAAACAGAGCAAGCCCTCAAAGAACTTGCACAGCACTACAACGTTCCGGTATCTGTTGTCGTGCGCATGGGAATCGAACGGCTTTATGCCGAAATAAAAAAGTAAGCGTTGCACATGCCGCTAACATCACAACGCTTACCGCAATGAATCCCCGCAACCACACCGACTGTACGGGATGGTGTGAAATTCATTTACATCATACCATCCTGTCAGCCAAAAGTCAATAATATTTAGCTGATAGGAGGAAATTTCAATGTACGAACTCATCCTGCGCGAAATCGCCGTCATCGACGAAGCGCTGTCCATCGTGTGTGACCGCATGAACCCTGCCGACCGTATCTCCGATGCCCTCCTCCGTGAAGTTATCGAATGCACGGAGAACATCCGAAAAGCGGTGGACGAATGAACGGATTGCAGACCTTTGCCAATGAAGAGTTCGGCGCTGTCCGCTCCCTGATGATTGAGGACATGCCGTGGTTTGTTGGACGCGACGTTGCGACTGCGTTAGGGTACGCAAAACCGCGAAACGCCATCAGCGTTCACGTTGATGACGAGGATAAGAATAGCGCCCTGATTCAGGGTGCTATTCAGGGCGGTACTCAAGGGAACCCCAACATGACCATTATCAACGAGTCCGGGCTGTACAGTCTCATCCTGTCCAGTAAGCTCCCCGCCGCCAAGCGTTTCAAGCGCTGGGTCACGTCCGAAGTGCTGCCAGCCATCCGCAGGACGGGAGGGTATGGAACGGCTACACAAGCGGCGGAGCCGGAGACAGTGGCGGCGGAAACGCTTCCGGCACGGGAGACTATGAACGACGATTACCTCCGCGCCGCGTCCATCGTCGCCTCCTGCAAAAACGAGCGCTTGCCCTGTGTGCTGGCGTACCTGAGCAAGGCAGGGCTTTCCACCGTCTGACCCGTGCAGACGCAGGAAGAACAGCGAGACCGCTATGAAATCATGCGTCTGCTGGTGAAAGCGTATAACGACTACGGCATCCGCGATACGACCATCGGCAAGGCGACGGGACTTAACCGGGCGCAGATCAGGATGTACCGCACAGGCGAGCGCTTCCCCAAAGCGGGACGGGCGGAATACATCAAAGCTGTGGTTGAACCCATGCTGGTTGAACAGGAATAACCCCATTCAGCCGCTGCACTGATTCAGTGCGGCGGTTTTTCTATGCCAATTAAAGGCGGTGATACCCTTTGTTTTCGAGATTATGGCAGTTTATAAGGCAGGTGATACACCGGATGTTCCCCTTTAAGGACGTGGCGGCGGTTGAGCATATTGACACACCGCTGTCCAATGAAATGATTGACGCCCTCGACCTGTGGTATAAAATGTACACCGACTCGCCCCCGTGGCTGTCTCCCGGCAAGGTGAAAAGCCTGAACCTCCCCTCCCTGATTTGTTCTGAGGTCGCTCGTCAGGTGCTTTTGGAGGTCAAGTGGAACATCAGCGGCAAGGCGGACGAAAACGGCAATGCGCAGGACAGTCCCCGCGCCGAGTACCTGAAAGCGGAGTTCGGAAAGCTGATGCAGTCCCTCCGCTCCAAGCTGGAACAGGCATGCGCGGCGGGCGGTATGACCATCAAACCCTACCCCAAGGACGGGCACATCTACTTCGACTGCGCTACGGCGTGGAGCCTGTACCCTATCGCCTTTGACGATGACGGCAACCTGAAAGACGTGATTTTCCGCGATTCCTATCAGGACGGTACAACGACGTACACCCGCCTTGAGCGGCACACGGTGACGGACAAGGGTATTTCCATCACGCAGAGGGCTTTTCGCTCCAATAACCGGGAGTCCATCGGTGTTGAAATCCCGCTGACCGACGTGCCGCAGTGGGCGGAAGCAGAGCCGGAAGCCCTGCTGACGGACACGGAAGGGCAAATGTTCGGCTGGTTCAAAACCGCCAACGCGAATAACGTTGACATTGACGCGCCTATGGGCGTGGCGGTGTTCAATAAAGCCGTCAACATCATCAGGGAGGCGGACATGCAGTATTCCCGCATTCTGTGGGAGTATGAGGGCAGTGAGCTGGCTATCGACGTGGATCCGACCGTGCTGCGCCCGCAGATGAACGGACGCGGACGGCAGGAAATGCCCCAACTGAACGAGCGCCTGTTCCGCGGCGTTGACCTCGGCGATGACCATTATCAGGTGTTCTCCCCTGCCATCCGCGACTCCGCGCTGTTTAACGGTCTGAATCAGCTTTTTATGCGCGTCGAGGATAGCTGCGGTCTTGCAAGAGGCACGCTGTCCGACGCGAATCAGGAAGCGCGGACGGCTACGGAGCTGCGCATCGTCAAGCAGCGCACATACGCCACCATTGCCGACAACCAGCGGGCGCTTGAGCACTGTCTGCGGGACGTGGTGCGGGCAATGGACAAGTACGCCACCATGTACGACCTCGCCCCGGCTGGCGACTACGACTTGTCCTTTGAATGGGATGACAGCATCATCACCGACGCATCCCAGCAGCTCGGCGAACGGCTGGAGCTTATGTCGCAGGGGCTTATGAGCAAGACAGAGTTCCGCATGTGGTATTTCGGTGAAACCGAAGCGCAAGCCGAACGCGCCCTTCAAAAGGTGCAGCAGGAACAGCTTTCGCAGTCTATGGACGCGCTGCTGACCGCACAGAGTGGCGCTACGGGGGCTTCTGCGCCCGACGACGGCGAATAAGGGGTGAAATCCCATGCTATCGAATGAAGCGCTGGAAAGAGTGCTCGGACGCCTGCAATCGCGTTTCGATGAGGTGAACAGCTTCTACATTCGCAAGATTGCCGAGCAGATCAAGAAGATTGGCAGGCTGAGTCAAGCCAACATCAATCGCCTTGTCATTATGGCCGACATGACTTCCGATGTGCGCGAGATTACCGAGCGGCTGGTGACCGTCACCCGTCTGAATGCGCAGGACATTCAGGCGGTGTTCAATGCGGCTATGCAGCAGACATACAGTGACCCGCGTTTCACACAGGCGTTCACAGCAGGCGCACAGCCCTCCGCCGCCGTGCGGCAGCGGCTTGTGCAGTTCGCGCAGAACGTGTCCCGGCAGACGGCGCAGACGGCGCAAAACCTGTCCAACACGACGGCGATTGCAGCGCCGTACCGCAGGGCGGTTGACCGGGGCATATTGGCGGTAAGCACAGGGCTGATGGATTACCAAACAGCTACACGGGAGATTGTGAGGGAAATCGGGTATAACGGCTTGCAGGTGCAGTACGCAAGCGGTTATCACAGGCGGCTGGATACCGCCGTGCGGCAGAACGTGGTTGACGGCGTAAAGCAGATCACTCAGCACGGCGCAAATGCCATCGGCGAGGCGCTGGAATACCGCGAGGTGGAAATATCTGCGCACATGCACAGCGCCCCCGACCACGAACCAGTTCAGGGACGTATTTTCCCCAAAGCTGAGTTTGACAGGATGCAAGCCGGACTTTCCTGCACCGACATCGACGGCAACGTTTACGCGGGCTTTAAGCGCCCTATCGCTGAGTGGAACTGCGGGCATTTTGCCCTGCCATTCGACTCCCGGTATGCCAAACCCCGCTACGACCCTGCACAGCTCCACGAATGGGCGGAGAAGAACAACGCGGGGTGCGACATCGACTGCAAGCATTACGCCACCTATCAGGCACAGCAGCTTATGCGCAAGATGGAAACGCGGGTGCGGCGGTATAAGGACACGGCGAATGCCGCCCGCATTGCCGGGGACGATACCTTGCGGCGCGAGTGCCAAATGCGCATCAACGCAGTCGCCGCAAAGTATGAACAGGTTGCGAAGCTGTCCGGTCTGCCCATGCGCAAGCAGCGCATGAGCGTAGAGGGCTTCAAAATGGTTAAACTCTAATTTCAAAGCTATTGAAAGCTCACCGGGTTTCGGTGGGCTTTTAATATATCACCCTACCATGCCGGGACATAACTGCATGGGCGCCGCGCCCGCGGAGTGGCCGCGGATATATAAGCCAAATCTACGGCGGCAGGAGGTAACACATGGAATTTCTCAAGGCTCTTTTCTCCAATGGTCCCTTGACCTTCGAGCAGTTTGAAGCTGCTGTCAAGGAACAGAAAATGAACATCGTCAATCTTGCAGATGGCGGGTACGTCTCCAAAAGCAAGTACGACGACACGGTGAACGGCCTCAAGGGGCAGGTAACGGAATTGCAGGGGCAAATCACCTCCCGCGACGGCGACCTGACCTCCCTTCGTGAACAGCTTACGGCGGCGCAGGCTGACGCGGGCAAGCTCGGCGCCGTTCAGCAGTCCCTCGCCGACCTCCAGACCAAGTACAACACCGATAAGACCGACTACGAAAACAAGCTGACGCGCCAAGCCTACGAGTACATGGTGCGCGAGCGCGCAAACAGATTGCAGTTTTCGTCTGCTTCGGCAAAAAAGGCGTTCTTGCAGGAGGCTATCGGCAAGGACTTCAAGGTAGACGGTGAAAGTCTGCTGGGCTACGAGGATTTCGTAACCAAGTATAAGGCGGATGACCCCGGCGCGTTTGCGGCGGAGAAAGAGCCGGAAGGAGCACCAAAGGGAAAGCCGACTGTGGTACTGCCCAGCGGCGGCAAGCCCGCTCCCGGCAAAAAGTATTCCCTGTCGGAGCTCATGATGCGACACAACGAAAACCCCGACGCGCCGATTGCCTTTGATGAGTGACCGGCGCAAACCTGAACGAAGAAAGCCTGCAAATAAAAAGTCAAGCCCCAAATAGGACTTGCTGCAAGAAAATTT